TCGTCCGCCTCGCCCCCGACCCCGACCTCGCCGCTACCGTGAAGCGGTTGGAGGAGCGGCTGTCGAAGCTGGAGGCCGCGACAACCGGGCAGCCCACAAGCCTCTACGGGCAGCCCATCGTCCACAAGTACCACAACGGCCCCGTGCCGGGCATGGAGAGTCCCGCGACAACCCCCGCGAAGGTGCGGGTGGTGCTGCCGGAGATTCCTGGGTGGGCAACAGACGATCGCGTGATAGCGGGATGGAACTCCTGCCTCGTTCAGGTGAAGCTAGCCCTCTCCGCCGCTGGCATCGACGTGGTGAAGGAGGCGGGAAAGTGAACGACAACACCATCAACCGCCTTGTGGCGGAACGCGTCATGGGCTACGTCTATCGGTGGGGGACCACGCTCGGCGACTTGTGGATCAAGCCCGACGGAACGGGCATCATGTTCAAGGACTGGAACCCCGCCCTCGACATGAACCAGGCGTGGGAGGTCGTGCGCAAGATGCGAGAGCGAAACTACGCCGTGCGCATCGAGGCGAACCGCTTTGAGGGCGATCCGCTCGTCAGCATTTGGGCCAACGATGACAACACCGAGAACCGCCCGCCGTGCGATTTCGATGCTGGCGACAACAGGCGTCCGGAAGAAGCCGCCACCGCCATCTGCCTCGCCGCCCTGCGAGCCGTCGGCGTACCCGAAGAGGAGGTCAACCGTGAGTAAGCAGAACAACTGGACGCCCGAGCCGTGGGCAGACGCGGCTGATCTTCCATCGGACGCGCAAGCGAGAAACCCGATGATTTATTTTGGCGTGGTTGTTATGGGCCAATCAAACTACCGAAGGGCGAAAACTTGCGTCAGCGCCTGCACCGGCATGTCCGACCCCGACAAGGAGATCAAGGCGATGAGGGAGGTGGTGGAGGCGTGCGAAAAGCTCAGAAGTGAATGGACCCCACAGCACGTCGCAACGACGGCGCTGGACTTTGCGGTGGTGGACGTGATCTTGGCCCTCGCCGCGTTGAAGGCAGAAGGGGAGGGGAAGAATGGGTATCGCCTCGGTCGCAACCCCGGAGACAATGTACTTGACGCATGGGCAACCGACGCATCTGGTGCCCTCTCGCGGGCAGGAGGCAAGCAATGACAACGCTCTGGATCGTGGTGGGGGTGGTGGGGTATCTGGCGATTGGCGTTGCAGTCGCCCGCGTTGTCAGCACGCCCCGTGACCACGAGGTTGATCGCGCCGCCTACGTCGTGTTGTGGCCGATGGTCGTCTCCGTCTTGTCATTCGTCGGAGTGATATGGATTCTCAACCGTCTCGCAGGAGGCAAGTAGCATGGAAATGTGGAAACTCACGGATGCGACGGGGGTGTATGTGCAGCCGCAGAAGCACCCGATGCGCACGCACTTCGTCGGCAACTGGTGCGGGCTGGCGTTGTTCGTTGATCTTGACGAATCTCCGAATTGCGACGCCGCCGCCATTCACGAACTAGAACGGCACTAGGCATGGGCCTTCGTCAGGCAATTCAAAACCTGAATCGTGGAGGCAAGTAGCATGTTCACCGACGCAGACCACGCGAAGGCGGTGGAGTTGTACAAAGCGTACACAACCAACAAGGAGGCATGATGCCCGGACTGCTGCACGGAACGGACTTCGATCGGCAGGTTCTCATCGAACGAAAAGGCAAGCAGCGCGGGCGCGATGCGTACTGGCGCGACCGCGACAAGGCTCACGAAAAGGGCCGCATCGCATCGACCCCGCCCGGTCGCCGGTGGCTTGCACATTGGGCCGTCGCCCTCAACATCGCCATTCGCCAGAAGCGTCGCAGCCTGCTTGCAGAGGGCAAGAAGACGCGGACCAATATTGCTGCCCCGTACCTGCTCGTGACGCCCAAGAAGGCGGCGGCAATCACGCTGACGGCCATGCTCAACGCGCTGTTCACGACCGAGCGAATGACGCAGCAGCAGTTGTTTCGGCTGGTCGGGCGTGCGATCCTGGCCCAAGCCCAACTCGACCGCTGGCAGAAGGAGAAGAAGTACGAGCTTCTGCGGGCCATGTTCAAGAAGCGGCGTCGCAACGCGATTAGCCCATCGGACGTGAACCGATATGCCGCGACGCTGGACGAGGACGCGGTGTACGACCCGCAGAACTGCATCATCGTCGGCCAGCATTTTGTGTGGGACGCCGTGGGCGCGTGTTCTGCTGCCGACGAGGGCCAGCCCTTTGCGCTGGCGTTCCACCACAAGATCATCGTTCGCGGCGGCAAGCGTCGCAAGTTCTTCTACATCGACGACATGGTGCGGAAGACCATCGCGTTCGACGAGGCGGCACTGGCAGACCTTCGCGTGGTCTACCCGCCGATGGTGGTGCCGCCGTACAAGCACGAGGACAGCACGCGAGGCGGGTACATCACGCTCCCCATGCGGATCATCACGCGATCGACCCCGGCACAGCGGGCCGTGTTGCGCGACAACCTGCCGAGCATGGGCGAGTTCCTTGCTGGGCTGGAGGCGTTGGGCAACACGCCGGGCCGGGTCAACAAGTGGACGCTGGGTGTCACCGACACGCTCATCGAAGAGGGTGGCGGGTTCGCTGGCCTTCCCCGCGCCACGTCGCTGGACCTTCCGTCCAAGCCCGACACCGAAGACCAGTCGGTGTTGGATGAATGGAAGGCCGAGCGAGTGCGGATTCGCCGCGAGAACATCAAGAACGAGAGCGAGTTCATCACGGCGTACAACGCGCGTCAGGTCGCCCGCGAGTTCATGGACGAGCCACGGCTGTACATGCCGCATCAGGCGGACTTCCGCAGCCGAGCCTACGCCAAGCCGCAGTATCTCACCCACTACGGGAACGACCTACAGCGGTCGCTCATTGAGTTCGCGGACGCCGTGGACGGGCCGGACGTGACGCGGCAAGTGGCGATTCAGGCCGCGACGATGTACGGGCACGACAAGATTTCGTTCGACGACCGCATTGAGTGGGTGCGGGCAAACATCCGCGAGATTGCCCGGTCCGCCGACGACCCACGCAACGCCGGGTTCTGGCGCGATGCCGAGAACCCCTTACAGTTCCTTGTCGCGTGCCGGGCGTTGATGAAGAAAGAGGCGGCGGTACACCTGCCGGTCCAGCGCGATGCCACGGCCAGCGGGTTCCAGCACTTCGCGGCCATGATGCGGGACGAGGTGGCGGCGGCCCACGTCAACCTGTACCCAACGGACAAGCCGAGTGCCCTGTACGCGACGCTGGCGGGGATCGTCCGCAAAGCGTTGGAGCAGGAAGTGCAGACGCCAGCGCACACACTGGCGATCGACATCCTCACCAAGCACGGCAAGGCGGTGTGTAAACAGACGGTGATGACGACGCCATACAGCGTGACGGCCTACGGCGCGGGCGAGCAGGTTCGGGCGCGGTTTGTAGAGTTGGGGTATACAGGCGAGCTTGCGAAGGACGCGAAACGGCTCATCGTGCGGCGGCTCATGGAGGGCGTGCGAACCATGTTCCCCCGCGTGTGCGCTGCGATGGACTGGATTCGGGGGTCGGCACAGAAGATCGCGGAGGCGAACCGGCCCGTGATGTGGAAAACGCCGATTGGCTGGGTGACGTTGCAGCCGTACACGGCGGACCCGGCGGTGAAGTGCCGGACGGAGTTTGGAACGATCGAGATTCCCGCTAGCACTCTCAACAAGGTTCACGCCAAGCGGCAGGTCAACGGGGCATCGCCCAACTTCGTGCATGGCATTGATACGGCGGTTCTGATGCGGACGGCCATCGAGTGTCGCAATCGCGGCGTGGCGTTCCTGGGCGTTCACGACTCGTTCTGGAGCCACGCGGCTACGGCCGAGCAAGTGAATGACATCGCGCTCCGGCAGTTTGTCGCCACGCACGAGAAGCCCCTGCTTACCGACTTGTGGATTCAATGGACGGAGCAACACCCGGACATCAAGTTCGAGCAGCCACCAGAACCGGGATCGTTCGACATCAACGAGGTCATAAACGCTCGTTATGCCATGTGCTAACCCGATAACCTCTGTTCATATTGAATGGTCGTTCAACGCGCGTTCGTTTTTTCGCCTCGGGGCATCCGTGGCACCCGGCGGTAGCCGTTACCGCACTCGCCACACGAAGCCACTTGGTACACGTCGCATTTGGCGACGGCTCGCATGTCATCGAAAGGACCGATAACTACGGGGAACGCCTCGTTCCGTGGTCGGTCTACCTTGAACGATCGCTCAACATACAGACCTGTCTACATATCGAGGTAGCCCGGCTTGTGCCGCTGGCCTCTCGGATGCTGGACCGTCGGCCCGCAAGCATCTTCCGTGGGCTTCTGTACTTATGGACCGGCGGGATCGTGACGCAGCCGAATTGCGTCACTAGTTGCCGGTCGTATCTTGCCGCGTGCGGGCTTGAAACGCCCGACTCGGTTCTGTCGCCCATCGACCTCTATGACCACCTCAAGCCCCGCGCCTGTGGCGAAATCGTTTGGGATGAAGCGCATCCCGCTCACTATCGAGCAAGCCGAATCGCTGGTCGCGTGGCTTCGGGAAAAGTACCCGGACAAGCACCCCGAGAACCTGGACGCCTGCCGTGACCCGCTCAAGCTCGCGTTCAAGGCCGGGCAGTTGGAACTCATAAACGAACTGCTCGTTGTCGCCAAATCACATAACCAGAAATTATGAGCCCCCTTGGAAGCATCATCGACAACGTGTTTGGCGTGGACGCGCCGAGGGCGAACATCGCCGACCCGACTTCGGCTGGAACGCCCGAGGCCGACGCTGCGGCTGCCGCCGCTGCCGAGCGATCCACGGCTGTTCGTAAGGCCGCACGCCGTGACCTTGCGTCGTACATCGTTCCCCTGAACAACGCGCCCGCAGAGGGCACCGGACTCTACATCCCCAAATGAGCATCGCAAAACTGTGGGCGTCGGAGGACTCTCGTTCCTCCAGTGCGATCAAGCGCGCCCAGTGGGCCGCTGCCCTCTCGCTCCCGTTCGTGTTCCCGCAGGACGGTTTTCAGGGCGGCGACGCGCTCCACAACCCCAACGACTCGCTGGCCGCTCGCGGCATCATCAACGTCGTCGGCAAACTCCGGTCCACGATCTTCACCGGCGACGGCTGGTTCGAGTTGGACGTGGACCCCGAGTACAAGTACACCGCGAAGAAGGAGAAGCGTTACGCCTCCATGGCGCAGGATTTGTACGTCGAATCGCTCAAGATTCGTGCGGCTTTGGAAGCCAGTTCGCTCGACAAGAAGTACCGCACATCGTCGGGGTTCTTTGCCCGCACCACCCAATCGCTCACACAGTTGGTCGTGACCGGAAGCACGCTTGAGGGCATCGGCCTTCGCGGGAATGACGACTTCACCAAGCGAGTGTTCCGCCGCGACCAGTACCGCACACGCCGCGACGGGTACGGCGACGTTCTCTACCACGTCATCAAGGAAAGCGTCACCGTAGACGAACTCGGCCAAGACGTTCTCGCCAAGATCGGCCCGCAGGACAAGGACAAGCCGCTCGACCTGTTCACGTCCTACCGCCGCCAGCGTGACGGCACGTGGCTGTTGCAGCAGGAAGTCGCGGATGTCATTGTCCACGAAGTCACGCACGACACGCCCCGCATCTTCCAGACGGATTTCAAGCGTGCGGGCGGCGACGACTACGGGCGCGGGCTTTTGGAGTTGTACGCGGGCGACTTCACGTCCAACGACTTCTTCGCCGGGCGCATGAAGGATTGGGCCGAGGCCGCATCAAAGTTCAACTTCCTGCTGGACCGCCTGAGCCAACTCACGCCCGAGGACTTGAAGGTGCCGTCTGGCCGCATCATCCCCAACGCTCGCGTTGAGGGCGGGCAGGCTACGGACATCGCCATCCTCAAGGTGGACAAGATCGCCGACTTCGGCGTTGTCTCGCAGGTGTGGGAACGCCTGCAAATGTCGCTCGCCAAGACGATGCTCTTGGATGCCGACGCCGCCCCGTCCGGCGAGGCTGGACGTCATAGCACGGCATGGAAGCAGACCGCCGAGCAGTTGCAGGGATGGCTTGGCGACTTCTACGCGACCATCGTGGACGAGCAGCAGAAGCCGCTTCTGTGGGCCGCGATCGACATGGGCACGCGGACGGGCCTGCTCGACAAGGGCAAGCTGGTTTGGGCCGAGGTCGTCTCTCTGACGGGCCTCGAAGCAATTGACAAGAAGCGTCGCGCCGAGGCCGCACTGCAACTCGCGCAACTCGCGGGTTCGCTCGGACCAGAAGCCGCACGCCAGATCAACGTGGGGGTCTTGCTCTCTCTCGCCGCTCGCACGCTTGGCGTGGCCGAACCCGGACTCGTCAAGACGCCGGAGCAGTTGGAGCAGGAAGCGCATCGGGCAATGGCAGATCAGGTCAAGGTTGACGCGGCCAAGGCGGTCGCCCAGGAAGCAGCACGCGCGGCGAGTGGCATTGCACAACAGCAGGCCGCACCAGCCGCAGCGTAAGCGAAAGGAAGCAGAATGGCAGAGCAGGTCGCCGCACCAGCGGCACCGGCCAGCGCGCCCCCACAGCCGCAGCCGGATTTGATCGCAGGCAAGTTCAAGGACGACACCGCGTTCCAGAACGGGGCGCGGGAGCTGTTCAAGCACCGCAACATCCCCGTTCCCGATGGTCCGCTCTACGGCGAGAACGGCATTTTCGCCAGCCGTGACGCGGCGGTGAAGTTCTACGGCACCGTCGCGGGCAACGCTCCGAAGGAACCCGAGTACGCCGAGACTGACATCGACGGCCTGTTCAAGGCCGTGGGCTTGGACAACAAGGCATTCGGCGAGACTCTGGTGAAGAACCGGAGCATCGACGACGCGGCGTTTGACAAGTTCAAGAAGATCGAGGTGAAGGGCGAAGACGGCAAGGTGTACCGGCTCAACAAGGACGCGCTCAACGCGATCTTTGTTGGGCAGGTGGAAGCCGCCGAAATCAAGGCTGCTCGCATCAAAGAGACGCAGGAGCGCAACCTTCACAACGCGCATCAAATTGCGGGCGGTACCAAGGACGACTACGAGAAGCTGCTGAAGTGGGGCGACGCTAACCTCGACCCGCAAGAGAAAGCGCAACGGTTCGCAGCGATCAGCGGCCCCGACGCAAATGCCGCCCTGGACGCCGTGCGTCTCGTGAAGGCCAAGTACGACGAGGCCAATCGCGGGTTCAAGGCGATCGTGGGCAACATGCCCAACAACGCCGCCCCAGTCCCTCGCAATCACGACGAGTTCAAGGCTCTCAAGCAGCGTGCAGAGAGTGGCGACCAAGCAGCCGTCAAGACGCTGCGCGAGAACTGGGACAAGTTGAACAACCAAATCTTCTGAGGACGCACACACATGGATATGAAGAACTACGCGAAGTGGATGAGCGACAACAACGCCTCGATCCACGTCAGCGGATACAGCGGCCCGAACGGTTCGGGCAAGATCGCATACATCTACGACGTGTCCACCGGCGAGAAGTGGGCCGAGGGCAAGGGTGGCGAACCCGACGACGCGATTCTCGCGGCTATCAAGGTCGCCAACGAATCTGATCGTCCGCTGCACGCCGAGCCGAGCGCGGAGAACGTCGTGTTGAAGCAGCAGGTCGCCGACCTCAAGCGAGAACTTGAACTCGCCAAGATCGGCGCATCCCCGTCCGCCAAGCCCAAGCCGGTGGCCGTGGACGACTCCGGCGAATCCGAGATGGACGCCGGGCCGGGCATCAAGGTCAAAGACGCCATTGCCCGCGCTGGCAAGAAGTAATCGCACCCGCCCGGTGAAAGCCGGGCGGGTGTTTTCTGGTCGCGTGACACACAGCCATTAGGCCGTCGAGTGTCGCGCCGCCACGGTCACATTTCGCTTGCAATCGAGCCTACGGACACCTTCGCAAGAAGCCCGTGGACACCTCGTGCGCGGCAAGTGCCGGAAGCGCGTTCTTTGCACTTTCTCACTTTCCACCCATGAGGTGAATCCATGTCTTCCAGCAATCCGAGTCGGTTCCTCAACAACGCGGCGGGCACCGAGTACGCCCTGTCGCCCGAGGAAATGTACATGATGGGCGTGGTCGAGACTGCCCGCGACGAGGTGATCGTCGCCGACAGCCCCGCCATCGCCCGCAAGACCATCACGAGCGGCAACAGCCACAAGTTCTACCTGATGGCTGATACGCCGGACCCCGAAGAGCACACTCCCGGCGACGAACTGCTCGGTCAGCAGTTCGAGATTGATTCGGGCAACATCACGCTCGACAACATCGTCGTCTCGCATCACGACAT